CCGATCCAGGCGCATACACACCACCCACTCCCCCACCCGCGCAGGACCGAACCCGTCAGGGCGCATCACCGCGAACGGCACCGCCCCCTTGTTCCGCGCCTCCAACTGGCGGAGAGCGGCGGTGGGCGAGAATCCGCTGCGGGCCTTCACTTCACAGTCGAGCCCGGGAAGGTTCTGGACGTCCGGCCCCGGCGCTGATGATCCGTTCGGCACCGCCCACGGCCAGCCGTTGTTTTGGAACCACTCGGCCACGATGCGTTCCGTCTCACGTCCACGCTGGCGCCGTGTCATGCCGCCTCCTGGTCAAAGGTGTCCAGTACCCGCACGCAGAACGCGGCGAGGGTGTTCGGGTCCACGCCGAGGGCGTAATCCAGCTCCGACCACAGCGCGCGGGCCAGGTACGCGGTGCGGAGGTCCAACGGAGTGCCCCCGCTGCCGGTTGCAGACCGCGCCGACCCGGCTGCTCCGTTTCGTGTAATGGGGTCGATGGGACCGGCAGCGGGGGAAGTCGTGTCGTCACCTCGTCAAAGAGGGACTCGGGCTGGATGTCGTCGGTGTCCACCGCAGCGAGATTGCGGATTGCCTGCTCGAAGTACGAGGGCTTGAGTTCACATCCGATCCCGACCCGGCCCAGGCGGACCGACTCGTAAACCTCGGACCCGACCCCCATGAACGGGGTAAACACGACCTCCCCCGGCGACGTCCGCAGTTGGACGTAGCGCGCGATGACGTCGAGCTGGAGCGGGTGGACGTGCTTCTCGTCGTCGGGGTCCTTGGCGTCACGGAAGGGCAGGACGTGATCGAGTCGCACGTCGTCCCACACCGACGAGGCGTAGCGCCTCCAGATCCAATGCGAGTAGCGGTTCTCGGTCTGCTTGCCCTGCCAGTTCCGGTACCGCAACAGGTCGGCCGGCACCGACTCGGACCCGGCGTAGTAGTCCAGTCCGGTCGGATGCTCGGCGGGCTCGGACGTTCCTCGCTTGCGGAAGATGAGCAACTCGTCCGCCGACGCCACTCCCCCCATCGCGCCGTCCTCGCAGATCGTCCGATGCGAGAGGTTGTGCTGCATCGTTCGATTACGGACGGCGAGGGGCTCCTTCCAGATTGCGTGGCGAGCGATCCAGTCCCACCCGTTCTCTTCGTGGAGTCGGATCACGTCGCCAGGGAAGTCGAACAGCGAGTCGGTCCCCGAGTTAGACGACGGGATCGGCGCCGCGTGGACGCCGGTCGTGCGCCCGGGCTTTGTCAGGCGGTGAATCTCCTTGACGAACATCCCGTAGTGTTCGCGGAACTCACCGTAGTTCCGGGCGTTGGACACGTCGCGGTCGCTGGACGAGTAGTGGTACAGACCAGCGAAGGGCGGGGAGTAGATCGAGCCGTGAATGGACCCGTCCGGCATTCCGGCCATGACGTCCATTGAGTCGGCGTTGTAGATCGCCCAACGGTCCGTAATCTGCTGATTCAGGACGCCAGCCATGCCGGGACCTCCATCTTCTTGTCGTAGGTCACCCGGTCCACGTCGCGGGCGTCGTTCATGTGCTGGACAAGGGCGGTGAACATGGCGTCGGCCTGGTCCGCCTTGCGGCGCAGGTTCGCCAGGACGTTGCGGCCGCCCTCTGTGGCGATGACGTGGACGGTCACCTCGTCCTGCTGGCCGAACCTCCACATACGGCGGACGGCCTGATACCACTGCTCGTAGGAGTGGGACGGGAAGTAGGTCATCCGGTGGGAGTGCTGCCAGTTCAGTCCCCAGGCGCCGATTGCCGGCTTGGTCACCAGGAACGGGATGTCACCCGTGGTGAACCCGCGGAGCTTCTCTTCCTTGGCTTCCGGCGAATCCGAGCCCGACACCTCGACCGCGCCGGGAATCAGTTGGGCCAGCAGCCGGGACTCGTCGTTCAGGTGGCACCACGCCACGCCGGACTCCGCATCGGCAAGGGCGGCGGCCGCGGCCTCGCACCGTTCGCGGAGGGTGCGGCGGTTCTCTTCCCGCTCTTCGCGGAGCCCCACGGCGGGAACGTCGAACAGGGTTCCCTCGGCGGGTCGCTCGGCCTCGACCTGGCGTTCGTCCACGACCAGGCTGGGGAGGGTGAATCCACCGTCGTCATAGCCGTAGTCCGAGGGCTTGCGGATCGCGCGCGCCCAGGTGGAAACCCACTTCCAGAACGGCTCTTCGGCATGGCCCTTGAGACGCCACTCAACGTTGTCGCCACCCATCCCGCGGCCGCGAGATGACGTGCTACGCAACTTGTTCGTGAAGAATCGCGTCAGCATGTCCATGTACCCGAGCCCGCCGAGCGCCTCGGATGACGTACCGAGTTCGGTCCAGTCATTCGGGGCGGCGGTTGCCGTGGCGAGCAGTCGGTAGGGCAGGACCCGGGCGAACTCCGTGATGGCGGCCTTCGTGGTGCCGTCAAACGACTTGAGGATGCTGGACTCGTCACACACAATCCCGGCGAAGTCGAACGGGTCGAACTTGCTGAGCTGCTCGTAGTTCGTGACGGTGATCGAGGCGTGAACCTTCCCGTCGCGGGACAGCGCGGCGTCGTGACCGAACTTCTCCGCCTCGGAGACGATCTGGAATCCGACAGCGAGAGGGGTCAGTAGCAGTACGGGCTTGCCGGTCTTGCGGTGGACCTGCTCGGCCCACGCCAGACTCATCGGAGTCTTGCCCATGCCGCAATCCGCGAACAGCGCGCCGCGTCCTTGGCGGACGGACCACTCCACGAGATTCCGCTGGAAGTCGAACAGGTGCGCCGGGAGGTTGTCAGGCTCGAACCCGCCCCGGTTGGTCGACTGGGCCTTGCGCGCCAGGAACTCCGCGTAGGTACTCACGCGCCCACCCACTCCGCGCACGCACTCCCCCGCACCGTGGGACGCCGGGACGGGGCGTACCCCGCGCGCCGGATCACTCCCTCGGCCTTCGCGCGCTTGAACGCACAGCCCCACCACGACGAACGCTCCGGCTCGGACAGGCCCAGGGCCAGGAGGTCGTAGGCCTGGAAGGGGCGGCCCGTGGCGGCGAGGGTGCGGATCGCCTCGAGGCAGCCGGCCAGCCACCACGGGTCCAGGTGGTCGGTCGTGTTCGGCGGGTCGAACAGCGTGGGCTGGTTCATGCCCCACCGCCGGGGGTGAAGATCACTTCGCCGTCAGACAGGTCCGACCAGCGGTGACACTGACCATCCGTGGCACATGTCCACGCGACGTCGTCGTGGAACTCGTGCAGGTAGGCCGTGCCGTCCTTGACGACGACGGAACCGACGGGCGGCTCGGCGGGCTCGATCAGGGTGAGGTCCGACGGGGCCTTGTAGATGGCGCCATCGCCGTCGAAATCCACTCGGGCCATGCCCAGGCTGTCGATGCACCAGACGGTCCCCGTCGCGGTCACGCGGTCACCTACGCGCAGGGGGCGGCTCACAGCGCGTCCTCCGTCTTGCGAAGGAAGCACCGCATCACCGCGGCCTCGGCGCGCTCTCGCTTCACCCGTTCCCGGTGAAGCGCGGGCGTGTAGGCGGCCCACATCCCGGATGCGGTGAGGCCGGAGGCGAGCAGCCCCCACAGGAGGATCGGCGCGGAATCCATTACGACCACCGGCCAGACAGGAACGCGCGCTGCGAGGCCGTGGGGCCGTTGAGCTGGCGGTAGGGGTCAACGCCGAGGATCAGGTCGCACGCCCGGTGGAGCGCGAGGGTCAGGGTTGCCAGGATGGTCATGCCGTTCCTCCTTCGTACTGCGACCGCAGCCACCCCTCGGCGGTTGCGGCGGCAGGGTTCGTGGTGATCCATGCGTGGCAGGCGTGGCACAGGGCGCGGCAGTTGGCTTCGTCGGTGATCGAGCCGCCACGGGCACGGGACAGGACTTCGTGGACTTCGGTGGAGCGGGCTGAGTGGCACCGCTCGCAGACGGGTCGTTCCTCCAGCAGCCGCCCGACCAGGCGGCGACGGACGCGGTACACCCGCTCCATGCGGGGGCTGCGGCGCTTCACAGCGGCCCCCCGTACAGGCGCACGATCAAGTCCTGTGCGCACTCCATGTAGTGCGCGCGGTCGCGGGGGTCCAGGTCGTTGAAGTCGTGTTCGCCTTCGTAGACCTCGCACAGCCAACGGGCGGCCTTCTCCACGGTGGTCATCCCGCACCGCCCGAGACGTAGCCGCAGACCGAACACTCGAACCCGCCGCAGCCGGGGCGGTCGAACGGCGGCAACCAGCGGCCCGCCTGCTCGTGGCAGCAGTCGTCGCAGTAGGCAACGGCCTGGTCGGTGAACTGCCGTGACGGCTCGGACATGCTCATGCCTCGCCCCTCCCTGCGACGGCGTACTGCGTGCGGATCGACGCGCCGAGGGACTGGTAGGCCCGCAGTTCGGCCTCCAGCGCCTTCGCCAGCCGGTCGGCGTAGCGGTAGGCGGCGTCGGCGGTGTCGCGCTTGGCGCGCTCGGCCTCGGTCGCCAGAGTCGCGGCGTACCGCTTCTCCTGCTGGGGGCCGTCGTGGCGCATGTACGCGCGGGCGAACGCGGTGTCGAACTCGTGGTCGGCGTTCAGGAACGCGGCGTAGCGGTCGGCGCAGACCGAGGCGCTGCCGGCGATCCGGTTCGCCAGTTGCCGGATGTGTTCCTCAACGGCGACGGGGGTGAGGTCGTTCACGGCAACCACCGCGCACACGCCGCGCGAAAGTCGTCCAGCTCGTCGTCGGGGACGTACACGACCCGCCGCTGCGCCCGGACCTCAATGACGGCCCGCTCCAGGTCGGACGGCTCGTAGTAGCGGCGGTCCTCATTCCACTCCAGGGCGCGGGCGGCCATGCGGTGGAGCGGCGGTTCGGCGGCAGCGATGTAGCCGGCGAGCAGGGCGCGGGCGGCGTCCTGGACGGGGGCGGGCTGCCAGGTGTCGCCGTGGAGGGTGACGTACCAGGGCTTGATGTCCGTCATGCCTTCACCCCGCACCGACACGACACGCGCCAGACGGGGAACCACGAGACGCGGTAGAAGGACCGGCATCGCTCACAGAATGAGGGCATCAGGCCTTCACCGCCTCGGCGCGCTGGCGGATCGCTTCGGCGTCGTCGTCACGGCCCAGGGACTTCGCCACGCCGAACGCCCACCGCAGGCGGGGGATGTCGGTGGCGGCCTCGAGGTCGGCCAGCAGGGCGTCCAGTTCGGGGCCTGCGTTGCGGGTGGACGCCTTCTCCATTTCCT